ATAACATAATTTAAATTTGTTTCTTCAGATATTTTATCACCATATCGTAAACACTTATCTGTTGTTACGAAATTACTCACATTAATAGAAAAACCCTTTATATCACCTTTGTTAAATAAATTAAGATAAGTTGCAGCATCTGTTTTCTTTAACCAATTTGGATGTCCAATATCAAGATATACTTGTGCATTGGTATTTGATAATAAACCTAAAGCTTTTTTAATCAACCTTGTACGATTAGTTCGTTGAAAGAAATTCATCTTTCTCATATGTGGAATTGCATCTGGTTCAAAAATAATTATTGGTTTAAAATTTCCAATACCTAAAGCAATATCACCAACATATTTTAGATATTGTTTTTCTGTTAAACCACCCTTTGAATGTCCACCCATATCTCTACCAGGTATAGCATATAAAACTATAACTGGTTGAGCTGGATGTGCTCTTCTACACAATCTTCGAATACTATGAGTTAACTTTCTACCAAGTTTTGGTTTCTTAGGATTCCTTGTTAACCAAAAAGAATTTGGATATGATGTAATAGCTTTTAACTCTGGATATTTATCGGTATTGTTTTTCCGATAATTCCAATCTTGTTGATATAACTTCACTCAAACCAACTACCAGTTCGTTTAGTATCAACCGAGCCAGTAGTTAAATATGCCTTGTGTAAATTGTTATGATGTTTCTTCATCACATTAATTACACGAGTTATGTGTTGTGTATTAGAACCAGTCATTTCACGAATAAGAATGTATAATGCTTTCTTATTAAAGTTATCGATATTATGTCTCATATCAATTAACTCTACTACCGAATTAGCAACATCCAAATCTTTCTTTCGTTTAAAGACTGTAGTTAAATTATTTCTCCAATAATCAGCAAGTTGTTCGATGTACTCCATCTTCATACTACGAGATTCTTTACCACGAAGTTCTGTGACTGGGTCTCTTTTATAATCCATCACATCCTCACTATCGTGTTGTTTCATCTTCTTGTAATTATTGTTGTTGTGTAGAATCAAATAGTTCTTAGCAACAATACTGAAATAACTAAATGCCTTTCCCTTACCCTCAGCAAATTTGTGAATATTCATATATAAGAATGAAACCACTTCGTGTTTAACATCCTCACTTGGAACATCAAAGTAATAAAACTTAAATGTATGAATTATATTCTCAGCAAGTTTCTCAAATGGTGTACGAATATGTTCATTATAAATTCGTTCTTTCATATGAGCACGAGTTTCTTTATTCAAGCGAATGATTGCATCTTCAGTTCCTTGATGAAAGTAATATCGTGGTGAACCCTTTTTTGCTTTTCTTGGCATTATATATCCTCTTCTGTTATTTTGTTTAAATCATTGACAGTGTCTTTAATTGCTGTAAAGACTGTTCCGATTTCATCATCGGATTTGAACTTACCCTCTGAATCTAATTCATCAAGTGTTCGTTGTGTTAGAATGATTTGAGCTGAGAAGTTCTCAACCCACTCTTCTAATCTTTCTACTTTTTGTATTTGATTATATGAAGTCCACGCAAGTGTAAAACTTAATATAAAACATACTACTGCAAATATTTCTAATATCATTACTTATCTCCAAATAACTCATTAAATAAATCTTTTGGTGATTCACCTGTGAGTTTAGTTTCTACTTCTGACTTAACGGCATCTTTGATATTACCTACTGATTTAAGAACTCGTTTAGTCTCTTTTTTATCTCCACGCTTCCACTCATCCGATTCGATAAATGTTGCCATCATATCTGCTTGGTGTAGTATTCGTGATATATGACTTCTCAATCCAGTCTCTGGTAAGAAGGTCATTAAATATTTTTTATTTGCATCTTCATACATTCCATCTGTTAACATCAATCCCATATATTCATTTTCTGTTAAAGGTATTTGGAAGTGTTGTAATAAATAAAATGCTCTATCTGTTACTGTCATATAAGGTAACTCTGGATTATGTGTATAAATCTTACCTTGATTCTTACGATGCCAATCTGATTCATTTGGTATATAGTAATCGTGTTCTAAATTACCTACCTTACCTAAATCGTGATGTAATGCAGCAAAGATTAATTCTTCATCCGTGAAGTTAATGTCTGCTCCCTTTTCTTCCCACAACTTTTTTACTGATTGTGAAAAATCTACAATGTGTAAAACATGCTCTACATATCCACCCACCATAGCATTGTGATAATGTTCTTTTGCACTTGCTGGTGCTAACATCATTCTATCTTCAAAATAATCATACATCTTATTTAATTTCTCTAGTCTCTCACCAGAGAAAGTCATCGTAATAATATTTCGAAGAGTTTTATAGTTCTCTTGTATTTTTTCTGCTGATAAACTTTTCATATTGTTTCTAAATCTCCAATTTAATATGACCATAATATAAGGCTTTTTGCCTATACAAGTCAAGTGTTTTTTTTATTTTATTGAATTTAAATAAGAACCACCAATGTTCCAAAATAAAGTTTTCCCTTTAAGTTTCTGTATATTATCCTCTAACCAATACCATTGTTTCTTGTCCCAAAATTCATTACAATCAAATGGTACTTTATAATCATCCATCATATCATCAAATGCATATGGTGATTTTTCGAGTATTATATTTTTCAAATCACCAGCGTGATTCTCATTTAAAATCTTTTTTGTTGATGAGAATGCACTCATCGTAATAGAATAAACTTTTCTTGATTCGTTATTTAACTTCCACCAATCATCTCCGTACTCTAAAAATTCTTTTATTAATCCACTTGCAGTAACACCACTACCAATACTAACAACAAGGTTATCATATTCCCTATCTTTTAAAACTTCTCTCATTCTTGCCCCCATATAACTAATGTATGCGGGATGATTGAATGCGTATGGTAATTGTTGCCAACCATTTTCTTTTGCTTGTGTGTTTAATTTGTTTTGCATAAACGCCATCATATTAGGTCTCATCGGATGTAACTTACCACCATTACCCTCTACTCGTTCTAACAATACTTGTGGAAACTTTTGTGTATCTGGATAAGCAGAAATAAATTCTATACCATACTCTTTACACAACTTACTTAATGTCCATCCAGTCCAACTTCCATAAACTGATAAGTGAGTTAGTGGTTTTGATTTATCAATATCATCACTCTCTAATATTTTTCTTATACCCTCTATCTTTGCCCATCGTGGAAAGTTAACTCCATCACCAACTAAATCATCTCTCTTGACATCAACATCGATACCATTTAATGTATAAGTTTCTATTGGTGTTTGTATTATATCCATTTCCCAAATCCATTTTCAGTGCCAGATAAAGTATCTCTCATACCTTTATGTTTGAAACCAAATATTCTTTCAAAGTTATCTCCGATACAATGAAATAGTTTTTTTCTATTTTTAAAATTTATATCTGTATCATTTAGAATTACATCTTCTATATACTCTTTGAAGTTTGTTCCTTTTTGAAATGCTCGTTTCTCTTGGTCACATACCTCATCTGGTAAGTGTCCACGAAATGCTTCAGCAAGTGGTTTCTTCCATTGGTTTCCACTATTATCTAATACTGGTTGTGTAAGGTTAGTAGTGTAATCTAAAAAATCTAAATCGAAGAATGGACATCTTAATTCTATTGTTCCATAATTCATAAAGATATTATTTCCACGAAGTAAATTACCATAGTATTGTTTCTCAAATAATTTCTTTCGTACATCACTCCAATCTGGTTTCTTACTGAACATTCTGAATGTACCATATGAACCATACGATTCATCAGAACCCTCACCACTAAACGCAACCTTAACACCATCCTCTGCCATTTTCTCGGCAACATAACTTTGTAGAATACCAACTTCCATTTGGACTGTTGATGGATATTCTATAACCTTTATTGTTTCTAAAAATTTTCTTTTTAATTCTTCTGGGTCTCTTGGTATCTCAACCTCAACCAATGGTACATTGATATGTTCTGCAACCATTCTTGCAAACATTAAATCTCTTGAATCCTCATCGAATTTGACTGTATAAGATACGATATCAGGTACTTTCTTACTTAACAAATAAGTAATTACACTTGAATCAATACCACCACTTAAACAAGTTGCAACCTTAACATCACTTAATAATCTTTTCTCTACTGCAGTATCTAACAACTCATAAGTTTTTTTATTAACCTCATCTTGGTCAAACTCTTTTTCTTCAAATGGTGTCCAAGTAAAATAGTAATCTTTATCAATATGTACTGAACCAGTTATAGTGTTTATTCTCACTACTGAATTTTTTGGAACAAACTTACATTCTGCTTGTGGTAATATTTTTAATATTGATTTCATTTCAGATGCAATTAAAATATTTGTATCATTGTTATAAATGTATAATGGAATCTTACCAACCCAATCTCTTGATATAACTAACTCATTAGTTAATGAGTCATGTAATACAAAACTAAACATACCCTCTAATCTTTTTAGTTCATTCTCTTTGTATAGATATAAAATTATTTCTGAATCACTATTACTAAAAAAAGAATAACCTCGTTCTTCATATTCTTTTCTTAGTTCTGGATAATTCCATATCTCTCCATTAACTACAAGTGCGTAATCATTCCAAACAAATGGTTGG